TTTCAACAGAATCAATTTCAATTATTTCTTTTTCAACATTCATCAACGTTTTAGCATTGCATGTTGTTAGATATAATATCACTGTTTTAGAATTTTCATCAGGATTATCAATATGCCACGAAGATTCATATGTGTCTTTTTTACTTATAGTCATATTTGATCTAACTTCTATTAATGCAGAGATATTTAATTTAGCTAAAAATGGTCCTAGTAAATTAAAGTAAGGACTATACACTACATTTTTTAAAAAAAAGTTATGTGTAAAATAACACATACCGTGCTCATCGTCTGTTGTCATGTTGTCTCTATAAAACCAATTCATATCCAACGATGTTAATGTGTTTTTTATCGTATCAAAATATTCTTGATCTAAAAAATTATCTATTACTTGGTACTCTGATTTTTCAGTCATAAAAATTACCCGTAGATTCCGGCTGCGTCATGATCGGTTATCGATATCTCCATGTTCCACGAAATGATTGTTTTAGTTTCTTTTGCGGTGTTGATCGGAGCTCTGTGAATTACCCAGCTAGGAAATGTGACAATATCGCCTTCACGTACATCAAATGTATGAACATCTTTTGTTATAGGGTCTATCCATTCTGTTTGGGCGCTGTCCTCAGGTAAATGCACATAGTATACATTAGTGAAGTTGTTGCTATGAGTATGCCAGGCATGCTTGCCTCCAGTGGCATACTGTTGGAACCAAATTTCAGTAATCCCAAATGTTTGATATCCCATGGTATTACACCAATCGTTGAGATGAACTGCCAGCGGATAATTTATAATTTTAAGCCATTCTCTGTCACCGTCGTATCGAGATGTACTCCAATCACATCTAATGATATCACTGTCAAATGCAAGCATGTGTTCTGCTTGCGTTTGTCGTGAAATGGCGTCTATCACCGATTGCTTCAGTTGGCTATGTTCCTTGAATGGTTTGATACTTATAGGAAACGATATGACTGTAGACATCAATATAAACTGCCTTGTCTTTTTATTACTATATTTGATGCAAACACAACTCTTGAGTCAGTTGTTTGATTATAGAATACATAATGTTCAAGACAGGATGGGAATATTATTAATATGCCGTCCTCCATTGGTGGCTTGTATATGTTTGGATAGTGATCTTGCGGATCTAATTCTAGATACTTTAGATGATTTGATAAATTAGGAGTCCTAAAAACCAGCTGTCCTGAATTTGCATTGGGCTGTTTTAATATAACCACACACGAAAATGCCGGTACATTAGTTGTTATATGATCATGCAACTGTTGGTGATCATATTGATTATGCACATTATACCAAGTACTCATCTCAACTGTATAGGGAAATTGAAACATAAAAGAATCTATGTAAGATTGGATATAAGGTGCAGGCAGTAATGTGTCATTCCATTTTTTAAAAAAATCAACTTCACCCCACCGTTGAGATGCATTTTTAGAAATCCTACTTTCTTCGCCTTTGAATTCGTGTTCTTCTCCATTTAATATCAATGGAAGATAATGATCCTGGAGCATTTTTAGGTCTCCGGAATTCAATCGAGATATGCTTACTGGATATCCTTCAAGGTGTATGTTCATTAGATGTTATCTTTAGTATAGATGCCGGCTTCAAACCCTGTTGTGAGGTCTATAGTTTCGCCAGTGTTAAAGAACTTGATTATTTTATCTGCTAAAATTTTATGATTAGCTTCTGAAAAGTGATTAAATCTAAGGTCGCCTTTTTCATAATATGCTTGTGATGTTTCGCCACAGTCAAACTCAAAGTTTGATGCATCAAACAGATTTCCGGTTACGCCTCCAATATTTTGAAATCCCGGTAAAATCAAACATCGGATACCGTGTTCGCCGTATATCCTGGTTCTAAAATTGATTGCACCAACCATTGCGTCATAATGCAATGCACAGCGATGATCGGAATACAGATGTCGTTTGTACATTTCCAATGCTTGGTTTTGTTCTTTTGTAATATGGACTCCTGGTATAAATTTTGCAGTTAGATAGTTTGCCATATGTGGCTTATCTTCAAAGAACCATTCTCTAAAATAAGAAGTAAGTTGTATTATAACACAGTCACCGGCTTTAAACGATGATTCTCTCTCTCTTAGAATATGAAAGATGTACTCATTAGAACACCCAATAATAGAATCATTTATATGATCAACAGACCCGTTTAACTGTTCGTTAACTATGGCAGTCCAGTTCTTTTCTAAGGGCAAGAACTTTACCAATCCAGCTGGCCCTTGAATTTCATCCTTGTGTTCGTGGGGTACAGAAAAGCTATCGCCGAAAATATATAACATTAATTAGTTGCTCCGGTTTCTAGTAGAATATTAAAAGATAAACTAATCCGAACTTCATTAGTTGTGTTTTCATTAACACTGTGATCTAAATACCCCGGCCACATACTTAATCTACCTTGCTCCGGAGCAAATGCGTTTTCATGAGCATATGAACTGCCAATTGGATTACATTTTAATGATTTAAGAGCATTTCTAAAAACTATATCACCGTCTTGCCCGTTGGTTTTAAACCAATATACTCCGCTAACATGGCTAGTACCGTGATCATGAATATGAGCATACTGGCCATGTTTGGTTAGTGTTAGCCATGAAGTTTCGATGACTGCTTTGTAACACGGTTTAACATCCATCATTCTCATATAATTGAAACAATGATGCATAATACACGAGGTGATAACCCTCATTGTTTCGTCTTTTAAAATGGACTGGTTAAAATTGCCTTGATTAGATAGGTAATGAGTGTGAGCATTCCAATGTTTGTTTTGACCCCAACGATTTTCTAGATAAAGTTTGTCAACCACAGTTTGCATCTCGGCTTGTATTTCAGCATATTCTTTACCTTGTGTCTTGTAGGTGTATAGAGGCGTGGGAAACAACGAGTAAATTCGGCCCTCAGTTTGATTGTTCGTGCGTTGTTCCATCATCATGCTCTAGCATTATGTTCAATCTCTACCATCATTTTAACAGCTGGAAAATAAATGTAATTAATTCCTGAGTTGTAAAGAGTACGCATGGCATCGTCGATGGTTTCAACCAATGGCTCTCCGCCTAGATTAAAGCTGGTATTAAACAATGCAGGCACACCTGTTTGATTTTTAAATTCTTTAATTAGATTATACCAATGAAAGTTTTGTTCCTCAGTCACTGTTTGAATTCTACATGTGCCATCAACGTGTATAACTGCTGGAATCTTTTCTTTCACACCTGGCTGACAATTTACAGCATACATCATAGAAGGGGAATCTTCCATGCCACGCAGATCAAACCACTCATGTACATCATCTTGTAATACTGATGCAGCAAATGGTCTAAAATATTCTCGTTTTTTAATCAAATTAACAAAATCTTTACCGTCGGCAAATGTTGGATCAAACATCAGTGATCTATTGCCTAGTGCTCTAGGACCGTTTTCGCATCGTTCTTGGAATAATGCCACAATGTTTTTAGATCTAATAGTGTCGATGACATCTTTGTATTCGACATTGGTTGTTACATTACCGCCATATTTGGCCGCAGTTTCGATGACTGCATCTTCAGTGATATGTTGTACCGGACCTAAAAATAAATTTTCATCTTTTGATCTTACTTTTGTATCTTGAGATGTTTTATAGTAATGATAAAGTGCAGCACCCATTGCAGTACCGGCGTCGTTTGATACTGGCTCAACATATATCTTTACACCTTCCGGTAGGTGCTGTAGATAGAAATAGTTGGCAACACAATTCAACCCGTACCCGCCGCTGATAACAATATTTTTATTACCTGTACGTTTAATTGATTTTAAAATTAAATCAAGAACCAATTGCTGCGATTCAGTTTGGATATTGTAGGCCATATTTCTTCTAGAAGCCAATTGTGTTACATCTTCTGCGTTAGCTTCACGCATTTGTTGCTCGTAACGCTGTATCTGTCGAGGATCGTTGGGGTCAGTCACTGATCGATGAATAACTGTTGGGTTGTATACTCTGTCATCTAGCTCAGCATAGACCTCTTCATTGACTAGTGCTCCGTTGGGATAAGTTGGAACAATTAAATTTTTATTTGCACCGAATTTTTCATAAATTTTTGGTGCTTTGTTTGGCTCTCCATAGGGGAATAGTCCCATGGTCTTCCCTGCTTCTATCGAGTCGAATCCGCAGAACCTAGTAACAGCTTCGTATGCTTTAACAATACCTGCTTTATCATTAACTATAACTTCTATACCGGTCCCATCACTATTGTAGTGTTCAGTCCTCCAAGGTCCGTTGCCTCCAAAATGCTTGTACACTTCCTCAAAGTTTGCAGGGTATGAACAATTATATATACTTTCAACTTCAAACATGGTTTGACCGTCTGGGCGTTCAATAAATGTACCTGCACCATCTACGATGATAGCACTTGCTTTATCAAACCCAGATCTATAAAATGCCAACGCGGCGTGACTTCTATGGTGTTGATCGTGATATTTAAATACCTGGGTATGAACATCGTCGATTAATCTCAACTTCCTAGCAAGTGCAGAATACACATCTTGCCTTACAAAATCGTTTATTGGTTCGTCATGACCCTGTGTGTGAGATATTACCAAATAATCAATCTTGTCAGTATAGTCAAGAATTTTAATCATACTCGCAAGCGGACCGCCGTCATATTTGTAGCGAGATAGTCTTTCTTCTTCAATAGAAAATACAATTTTTCCATCTTTTAAAAGACAAACTCCTGCATTATGCCCTCGAGCAATACCTGCAATGTATCCTGTTTTTTTCATTATTTTTCCTTGTAGCATTTATTTTAAGCACAACCGGGTGCAGAACAACCAGCAGCTTGTTTAGGTTCAACATACGCACTGGCAGTTTTGCTCAAAGTGGTTTTGATCCCTTTGGTAATTGTCTTGATGGTGTCGTCAGTGAGTACCATCAAATTTTCGTTGTTTCTATCAATCCTGATGTCTACCACAACTCTTATTGGGGAATATCTTCTTTCGTTTTTGCCGTTGTCAATTATAGTAAGAGTGCTACTGCCGGGATACGAAATATTTTCAGGAAATGTACTGCCTATGACCACTGTGCCTGGTTTCTTCAAGGCATGTGCAATGTGCTGTCCCACGGAGTCGCATCCTAAGAAATAATCAGCAGCATTGATAATTGCAGTCCATTGTAAAAGACTGACACTCTCCGGTACCATTACTCCTAGTGCTTTGTTTCCAGGAATTTTTAACTCGCTCATCAGTATGACAGCGTAATTTTTATTCAGTTCTTCAAGTATTTTTACAATATCATCAACTTCAAATGATCTACCACTTTCGTCAATGATGGTATTGCCCTGCAATCCAGCTGTTTTTCCAAATGGTTGAAATATCACTACTTGTTGCTTTTTAAAATGATTCCTAGCTTCATTAACTAGTTCGTTGGCTGTTACGATATCTTTTTTACCAATAAAGATATTATATTCTTTTGTTTCCGGAATGGTTTCGGGTGGAACATCGTAGTTGATCAACATGTCAAACGCTTGAACAAGATTGCATCTTTGAGTAAAGTATGCATTTAGCTTATACGGTTCGGGAGTGATTATTTCTCTATCTTTTAATTTTTCAAAAAGATTTGGATCGTTAGAAGAATGTACGTTGCTTGCTAAGATTTTGCTGGTTAAATATAGGTCTATCCAACCTTCAACAACAATGACTGCTGTTGGATCAGTATGTCTAACATAATGTTCTAGTGCGGGAATAGCACATAGCACTCGGCCTGCACCACCATTTATAAAAAATGCTTTTTTCATCGATATCGTAACCTTTGCTATCTAGTACGATATTTATTTTGAGATCAGCACCCCTAAGAATAATGTGGCAGATAAGTATTGTGCTGTTGCCAGCACAATACTATTTGAC